CTCCGCTATGTCCTTGACGTCATAGCCGACTGGCCGATAAACCGGGTCGGCGAACTGCTCCCCTGGCGCGTAGCACTGCCGACTGAATAACACATCCCCGTCAATACGGTTCTTGCTGCACGCTTACGATTTTTTCAAAGGAGAAATCGGGAAAACACATCTGGCCCAGGAGCTGTGGACGCAGATTGATAACGGTCAGCTTGCGCCGGACCTGGCTGAAATCAGGACGTCCATTACGAATGTCAGCAATGAAATCACGCAGACCGTCAATAAAAAACTGGAAAATCAGAGTGCGGCAATCCAGCAGATACAGAAAGTTCAGGTTGATACAAATAATAACCTGAACAGCATGTGGGCCGTGAAACTGCAGCAGATGCAGGACGGACGCCTTTATATTGCGGGTATCGGTGCCGGTATTGAGAATACGCCAGCAGGAATGCAGAGTCAGGTGCTGCTGGCGGCAGACAGGATTGCGATGATTAATCCTGCGAATGGCAACACAAAGCCGATGTTTGTTGGTCAGGGCGATCAGATATTTATGAATGAAGTGTTCCTGAAATATCTGACGGCTCCCACCATTACCAGCGGCGGTAATCCTCCGGCATTTTCCCTGACACCGGACGGGCGGCTGACGGCGAAAAATGCCGATATCAGCGGTAACGTGAATGCGAACTCCGGGACGCTCAACAACGTCACGATTAACGAGAACTGTCGGGTTCTGGGAAAATTGTCCGCGAACCAGATTGAAGGCGATCTCGTTAAAACAGTGGGCAAAGCTTTCCCCCGGGACTCCCGTGCACCGGAGCGGTGGCCATCAGGAACCATTACCGTCAGGGTTTATGACGATCAGCCGTTTGACCGGCAGATTGTTATTCCGGCGGTGGCATTCAGCGGCGCTAAACATGAGAAAGAGCATACTGATATTTACTCCTCATGCCGTCTGATAGTGCGGAAAAACGGTGCTGAAATTTATAACCGTACCGCGCTGGATAATACGCTGATTTACAGTGGTGTTATTGATATGCCTGCCGGTCACGGTCACATGACACTGGAGTTTTCGGTGTCAGCATGGCTGGTAAATAACTGGTATCCCACAGCAAGTATCAGCGATTTGCTGGTTGTGGTGATGAAGAAAGCCACTGCAGGCATCACGATTAGCTGAATTTTATAACCCAGATACGGGCGCCAGAAATGGCGCCTTTTTTATTGCAGAAAAGCGAGAGGTAATTATGCGTAAATTATGTGCTGTTATTTTGTCCGCAGTAGTCTGGCAGGTCGCCGCTGCTACGCCAGCGAGTGCAGCAGAACATCAGTCCACGCTGAGCGCGGGGTATCTCCATGCCTCGACGAACGTTCCCGGTAGTGATGATCTGAACGGGATTAACGTGAAATACCGTTATGAGTTTATGGACGCGCTGGGGCTGATTACGTCCTTCAGTTATGCCAATGCTGAGGATGACCCAAAAACGCGCTACAGCGATACCCGCTGGCATGAAGATTCCGTGCGTAACCGCTGGTTCAGCGTGATGGCGGGGCCGTCTGTACGCGTGAATGAATGGTTCAGCGCGTATGCGATGGCGGGTGTGGCTTACAGCCGTGTGTCGACTTTCTCCGGGGATTATCTCCGCGTAACTGACAACAAGGGGAAAACGCACGATGTGCTGACCGGAAGTGATGACGGTCGCCACAGCAACACGTCTCTGGCGTGGGGGGCTGGCGTGCAGTTTAACCCGACCGAATCCGTGACCATTGACCTTGCTTATGACGGTTCCGGTAGTGGCGACTGGCGATCGGATGCATTTATTGTTGGTATCGGATACCGTTTCTGACAACAGACGCCGATTTATCTTCTGTAAATATTGTTATGATACGCAGGTTCATCCACCTTATGGGGTGAACTGCGTTTGAGGAAACGTAAAGTTACACTGTCCTGAAGCCCGTGGCGTCACTGCTGCGGGCTTTTTTTATTGGTGGAAAAGTATGACAGTAAAAATTTCTGGCGTGCTTAAAGATGGCACAGGAAAACCAGTACAGAACTGCACCATTGTGCTGAAGGCCAGACGAACCAGCAGCACGGTGGTGGTGAACACGGTGGCCTCTGAAAATCCGGATGAAGCCGGACGTTACAGCATGGACGTTGAGTACGGTCAGTACAGCGTCATTCTGTTGGTGGAGGGATTTCCTCCGTCACATGCCGGGACCATCACCGTGTATGAAGATTCTCAACCGGGGACGCTGAATGATTTTCTCGGTGCCATGTCGGAGGATGACGTCCGGCCGGAGGCACTGCGTCGTTTTGAACTGATGGTGGAAGAAGCGGCGCGTCACGCTGAGGAGGCGAAGAAGAATGCCGGAGAGGCGGAGACGTCAGCGAGGAATGCCGGCATATCAGCCAGTCAGGCAGAAGAGAGCGCTGCAAATGCTGACACTTCAGCAGGGGAGGCATCGGAGTCAGCCCGGCAGGCGGCAGAAAGTGCAGCCTCAGCAAAGCAGTCAGAGGAGGCGTCCTCGTCCTCGGCTTCTGCGGCCGCTCAAAAAGCCAGTGAGTCATCACAAAGTGCAGCAGAAGCTGAATTGTCAAGAAAGACGGCAGAAAGTGCAGCCGGTAATGCAGCCAGGGATGCAACGACCGCAACAGAAAAAGCCCGGGAGTCAGCAGAAAGCGCACAGTCAGCGGAACAAAGCAGGATAGCGGCGGAAGAAGCCGTAAACCGAATCCCCACAGTGGTGGGGCCACCCGGGCCAAAGGGAGAACCGGGGCCCGCGGGTCCTCAGGGGCCGAAGGGAGATAAAGGAGAGCGTGGCGACACCGGTCCTGTCGGGGCAACCGGTGAACGGGGACCGGCAGGTGATGCTGGTCCGGCAGGCCCGCAGGGGCCGAAAGGCGACAGGGGAGAGCGGGGAGAGACCGGTCTGACGGGAAATGCAGGTCCACAGGGTCCAAAGGGAGATACCGGTGCGGCAGGCCCGGCAGGCCCGCAGGGACCGAAAGGAGAAACAGGTGCGGCTGGCCCGGTGGGGGCAACCGGACCTCAGGGACCGAAGGGCGACCCGGGGGAGACACAAATCCGTTTTCGTCTGGGGCCGGCGAGCATTATTGAGACAAACAGCCATGGCTGGTTCCCGGATACAGATGGTGCGCTCATCACCGGACTGACCTTTCTTGACCCCAAAGATGCCACACGGGTTCAGGGTTTTTTTCAGCATTTGCAGGTCAGGTTTGGTGACGGGCCGTGGCAGGATGTTAAGGGGCTGGATGAAGTGGGCAGTGATACAGGCAGAACAGGAGAATGACATGAACATACTAAAAAAACTTATGCAGCGTCTGTGCGGTTGCGGAAAGCATGATGGCCGTGAACACGGGCAGTCGCTTACAGTACAACTGCGACTGGGACCGGCAGACATTCTGGAGTCCGATGAGAGTGGCATTATCCCGGAGCAGGACAGGGTAATCACGCAGGTGGTGATACTGGATGCGGATAAAAAGCAGATACAGTGTGTGGTAAGACCGCTGCAAATTCTGCGTGCTGACGGGACGTGGGAAAATATTGGCGGGATGAAGTAACCCGACGGATTCACAAAAACCGGAGTCCGGCTCCGGTTTTTGTTGTCATGTATGGGGGCTGTTTGTTATGACTCCCTGTGTTTGGAATGAATATTTAAATAGGGAGTTTTGTCATGCCGTTAACATCAGCTATTGCATCCAATTCATTTTCCACCGGAATGCAGGTTCTTCGTGCTCAAATGGCCGCCAGTGGCGGTGGAGAAATTACAGTAGGCGGGCAGACGGTCCGTATCACATATAGTGAAACGGATGGTCGCTTTCTGGCGAGTGGGGGCAATAACAGTTTGCTTTCTGGATTATTACTTACAGGGCTTAATGGTGGTCCTGAAGCGCTCAGGGATATAATGTTAAGAATGGTTTCAGGTTCAGGTAACACACAATCACATGGTGATATTGAGGGGAAAATATCACAATGTAAGTTTTCTGTTAATACGGAGAGCCTTCAGTGTCCATCCGAGGCGGTTCGATGCCCAATTATACTGGATAAACCAGAAGAAGGTGTGTTTGTTAAAAATTCAGAAGGTTCTTTGGTTTGTACCTTATTTGATTCGGTTTCTTTTTCTCATTTGGTTCGCGACGGTGGGAAGCACCCGCTAACACGAGAACCAATAACGTCATCAATGATTGTAAGTCAAGAACAATGTATTTATGACCAAACCAAAGGTAACTTTGTCATAAAGGATAAGTGAAATAAATATTACCCAAGCTATATGTTAACTGCCAGTTGCTTATATGAAATGCTACAGATGTTCAGGGTATAAGGATGTGGTAATTGGTGTACTGGATGCAGCTAAAAAGCATATACAGTGAGTGGTGAGGCCGCTGCAAATCTGGCGTGCTGACGGGGAAATATTGGCGGGATGAAATAGCCGACGGATTCACAAAAACCGGAGTCCGGCTCCGGTTTTTGTTGTCATGTCAGGGAGATGTTTGTTATGAAGCCCAGAGGAAATATTTATCTGTATGAAGGAATATGGTAATGCCTGGATTAGTATCATATATATCATCGACTTCATTCGCGAATGAGATGGCGGAAATGCGTCAGCAGGTAATGGAAGGGCAGATTGGAGGATTTCTCCTGGGAGGGGAGAGAGTTAGAGTTTCTTATATGCCAGATACAGGCCGTTTTTTAGCAGAAAGTGAAGGGCTGGGACTGGTTTATGCAGAATTATTGAATATTGGTTTTAATGATGGAGTTGATGCGCTCAGAAACAGGGTGTTAAGCGTGCTTCCTGGAATGGTGGCGCAGCGACAAGAGAACTCTTTGCAGGCCAAAATATCGGAATGTACCTTTACTGTTGATATTGAAAAACTTCACTGTCCTGGTGAGGTGCTTCAATGTCCAATTACACTGGAGCAGCCTGAAAAAGGTATTTTTGTGAAGAATTCAGATGGTTCAGATGTATGTACTTTATTTGATGCCGCTGCATTTTCTCGTTTGACTGGTGAAGGCTTACCCCACCCACTGACCCGGGAACCAATAACGGCATCAATAATTGTAAAACATGAAGAATGCATTTATGACGATACCAGAGGAAACTTCGTTATAAAGGGTAATTGAAATGAACATTACCCTTTATTTAATGAAACATCCTGCAAACTGATATGAATTACTGAATGAGGTTTTTATGCCTGTTACCACCTTAAGTATCCCAAGTATATCTCAATTATCTCCTGCAGGAGTGCAGTCTTTGCAGGATGCAGCCAGACTTGAAAGTGGAATAAGAATATCCATTGGTAGTGGCCAATATTCTGTTCACTATGTCCAACTACTGGATGGATTTTCAGTTGAACCGGTGAGAGGAGGCTTACTGGATAGGCTATTGGGGCGTGAGCATCGAATGGAGAGAAGGGCTGTGGCTCTGGAAAGGCAATTAAATGGAGGTGTCGATTTTTTAAGTAGTGTTAATAACTATTTTCAGAGTGTCATGGCAGAACACAGAGAAAATAAAACAAGTAATAAAATATTAATGGAAAAAATAAATTCTTGTGTATTTAGACCGGATTCTAATCACTTTTCTTGCCCGGAGTCATTTTTGACATGCCCGATAACGCTGGACACACCTGAGAATGGAGTGTTCATGAGAAACTCACGAGGTGCTGAGATATGCTCTCTATATGATAAGGACGCGTTAGTGCAACTTGTTGAAACTGGTGGAGCTCATCCTCTGAGTCGAGAACCTATAACAGAATCAATGATCATGAGAAAAGACGAATGTCACTTTGATTCAAAAAAAGAAGCCTTTGTTGCAAGTGATGCTTAATTTTTTCTGTTGGTGTGTTTTTATATTAATAGTTTATTATAATAGTGCCATGTAAGGATATATTGCCTGAACAATTATTCAGGCAATATTTTCCTTGCTTTATATGAAATATATAATATTTGGATCCTTAATTTCTAACCAAGGGGTCCCATGTTTTTATGTTATGATGCAGCCCATAATTTCGGGGGCTACATGCAAGAATATCTTTTTCTTCGGCGCCTGATTTGCGTAAAAACGTGGCTGCGCCAGAAGAACAATTACCTTGTGTTTCTGTGAATGGCGGTAACATTTTGTAAGTCGGTATGTTGTTGAGCATTGTTTTTATATTGTCAGCTGGAATTGATTTTTCTTCATGTAGTGGTGTCGGGATAAGTGTTCCATTTCTCTGAAGTACTTCATCTGAATATAATCGATGTAGCAACAAACTCTGTTTTGTCTCTATTAATGAGATTGAGTTGATATTGGGTAAGTAACGAATTGATAACTGACTGAGTTTTATTACATTTCCTGAATAAAGATACTCACCTAACTCTGAAAATTTCCTTCCTGTTATCTTATCTGTATCATCAGGACTAATATTTTCGAACATTCTTACGTCTCGCTCTCCTAAGTTTGGTTTTGCATTATCTTTTCCATTGTTTTTATATATCCACATCTCTTTTTTTTCTGAAGGAATCAAATATGTAAGTGATTTTACTTCATCTGCAATTTGTTTTTGTTGGATATTGGTATTGGCCTTTAGCCTAGTTTCATTATACTTTTTATGAAAATCTTCAATGCATGTAAATTTTTTGGCCTTGTAGTTTTATAACCGTTTCTTTTACATCGATTGGAAATTTATTTTGATTTTGCGCATTATTTAACTTTTTTAAAAATAAAGAGTCAATGTCTATGCGGGAGCGTTTATCATCACTGTTTATGGCATAGTATTGGGCTCCGCTCCTGCTTCCCATTCCTGGAGTCCCTGCAATAATAAATGAGTGACTTCTTGTATGTCTGCCATTGAGTAGAGCAAGGGGAGTTTTAGCTGTAGCCAACCATACAGGAACGGATTTTAAAGATATACCATATTCTTTATGAACAATTCTTCTGGAGACGGAGTTCGTCATTGTTGTTTCATTTGAAAGTTGTTGATGTTCACTGAACAGATGGTAACATGATGATACAACTGATGATATTTTGGGCATAAATAATCTCCTCGCTATATGTTTGTTATATGGTGATTAACTTATTGTATGCTTCTTATATTGTTTTTTTATTTTTAAATACTGTTTTGTTGAAGGGGGTATATGGGTAATGCGTAAAAACATTGTTTTGTTATATTAAAATGACACTTGTCTTTGCTTATAATCATTTCTGGAGCAAAGGGGTCACGGCTGAGGGGGTGGAGAGCGTTACGCAGGATAAGTTCAGTCAATGCTTCCTGATCATATAATGCACATATTTCTGAATTTCGAGCATTTCTGACAAAAACACCTGTCTCAGGAATATGTAGCGTTATCGGACAATTAAGATGCTCCTCAGTACAGGAAAAGTCTTGTAAACTAACGGGAAATGCATTCGAATTTATTCGATCTAGTAGTGTTTTTATGACGCTTTCCTGCACAAGCGGGGCAGCTTGCCTCTGCTCCAGATATAAGCTGTATGCCTGCAGAAAAGTGTTACCTCCGTTAAGTTGTCTTGCCAGGCTGTCTGCGAGATGATGAGACTCTCTTGCCCCAAGATGGTCCCAAAGTCCACCAGGAATAGGCTCTACACTAAAACCATCCATAAACTGGATATAATGAAGCCTCATATTACGGCCTCCTATAGTAATAGTGTCATTCTGATTGCTTCTTGCAATATGTCGTAAAGCCTCCAGCTCATTTTCCGGCAATACACTTCCATTAGAAAAATTTAATATGACTGGCATATTATTATCCTTTTCAACCCATTTTGTGAACTATATTGGTAACAAGAGTCAACATACCGCTCATGATATGTGAATAAAACAATACAATTTTTAATAGAATATTATTGCATGCATGTTTTTTCTGGCTACAATAAACACAAGTATGCAATATTGTAAACACTTTTTTATAAAAAGGAATTATAATGCCGATGAATACTACAGGTACGTCTTTCAGCTCTTTTGGTATAAGTTGCCATAGAGAAAACTCCTTCAGGAACTCTTTCCGAGGGAAGAATGATGAGGTCATAAAATGTTCAATGGGAGAACGGACGATTCGCTTTTCTGTTCGCAAATTTAGCGGCAATATACTGGATACAGTGAGTAGGCAGAGTACTAAAGATATTAATGGGTGGATAAAAGATGAACGGATAGTATATCCCTCAAGGGTGATCAACCAGGAGATTGATAATTACTGTTTTCAAAAAAATGCAAAAATTTCCACTGAAGAGAGGCAAAGGGTCTTTTCTCTTGTGAGTCAGGAATATCAACTAACTCTTGATGTTAAGGCAGCACAAAGTTCTATTAATCATGTGATAATGGGGAATGCTTCTTTTGGCAAGAAAATAGATGCTCTTTGTGATAGTATGAGCCGGGATGTAAAAAATCGTACGGCAGATAGCATAGCAAACTTGCTTGCAGACAAGTTTTACCAGAAACATATCGAGCCGGATATTGATATTGTAAAACTACGAAATGAGATCCCAGATTATTTGAGGTGTGCTATACAGGCATAAGTCTCTGGGAGACGACTAGGTCAGTATCATTGGTTTTGCTCTGGTAAAAAGAGACGCGGAAAAATGCACAACAGGCGCCATACGTCATGCATGGATTAGGATTGTTCATTTTTATACCATTTGTTGTTTTTTATAGCTTTTTGCTAAAAGGGTGAAGAAAAAACGTTCTCCAAAATTAGATTGCAACTGTTTGATTTTATGGATAGAGGCATGCAGTTTACTCGACAGTAAAAAGCATGCCAAATTTGCTATTAACCTTTTGAATATAAAACACTAATCGTCTATTTCTGTTGCCTTCTTATTCAGCAGACGAGAAGCGCGCCAGTAAACCAGCAACATCAGGCCCATTACGATAGTCAGCGTAATGCTGGTGGCTGCACCAAATGGCCAGTCACGAATATTGAGGAACTGTACCTTGATGACGTTACCGATCAGCAGGTTTTTCGCACCGCCCATCAGGTCGGATACATAGAACAGGCCCATCGCTGGCAGCATCACCAGCAGACATCCGGCAATAATTCCCGGCATCGTCAGTGGAATAATGATACGGATAAAAGTCTGTAACTTGCTGGCACCGAGATCGCGCGCCGCCTCAAGCAACGGCTTATCCAGTTTTTCGATACTGGAGTACAGCGGCATCACCATAAACGGCAGCAGAATGTAAACCAGACCGATAATCACCGCACTGGGCGTGAACATGATACGGATTGGTGTGTCGATAACGCCCAGCCAGAGCAAAAACTCGTTGAGATAGCCTTTGGTGCTGAGGAAAATTTTCAGCCCGTAGATACGAATCAATGAGTTGGTCCAGAAGGGAACAATCAGCAGAAACAGCAGCAGCGGACGCACCTTGTGTGGCAGCTTCGCCAGAAACCAGGCAAACGGGTAGCCCAGCACCAGGCAGGCGAGGGTGGCGATCAGCGCCATATTCAGCGAGTGCAATAGCACTTCAAAATAGAGCGGATCGAGCAGACGCGTGTAGTTATCCAGCGTAAAGACCATTTTTACGAAACTGGCGTCGTCGCGGGTCAAAAAGCTGGTGCCAATGATCATCAGGTTGGGCAGAAAGACAAACAACACAAGCCAACCGACAATAGTGACAATCACTACATTCTGGAACTTACTTGTGTTCTTCATCAGCCAGTACGACCTCCCAGCTTTCTACCCAATTAATGGCCATTTTTTGGTCGAGAGAGTGGTCAAAGTCAGGATCGTCTTCATTGAAGAATTCGCTGACCATCACCATCTTGCCATTTTCCAGTTCAACAACCGACTCCAGCGTCATGCCTTTGTAGTTACGCTCACGAACGTAACCAATCAGCCCTTCAGCGTGGTTGTCGTCGTTAATCTCTTCAACACGTAAGTCTTCCGGGCGCAGCAGAACATGCAGTTTTTGCCCCGGTTCAACGGCGAAGTTAACGTAGATATTACATTCGCGGCCTTCAACGTTGGCGCGTACGCGCTGCTCGTCTAGACGTTCGATGACAGTGGCGTTAAACATATTGATTTCGCCAATGAAGCCGGCAACAAACAGGTTTTTCGGCTCTTCGTAAATTTCGCGCGGTGTACCATCTTGCTCAATACGACCCTCGCGCATCACCACAATCCTGTCTGACATGGTGAGCGCTTCTTCCTGATCGTGAGTGACAAAGACGAAGGTAATACCAAGCTTACGCTGTAACGCTTTCAGCTCGTTCTGCATTTGCTTACGCAGTTTGTAATCCAGCGCTGAGAGCGACTCATCCAGCAACAACAGACGAGGCTTGTTAACCACCGCGCGAGCAATGGCGACGCGTTGCTGTTGACCACCAGAGAGCTGATGCGGTTTACGTTGAGCGAAGGTTTCCAGTTGCACCATCCGCAGGGCTTCCATCACGCGGGGCGTAATTTCAGCAGCGGGGGTTTTTTGCATGCGCAACCCAAAGGCCACATTTTCGAACACGGTCATGTGGGGGAAAAGTGCGTAGCTTTGGAAAACAGTGTTCACATAGCGGTTTTCCGCCGGAACGTGGGTGATGTCCTCGTTATCCAGCATGATGCGTCCGGAATCAACAGTTTCCAGACCTGCAATCAGGCGAAGAACGGTTGTTTTACCGCAGCCAGAAGGGCCAAGCAGCGTGAGGAACTCGCCATTGTTGATAGTCAGATCCAGCTGGGGAATGACCTCTTTACCATCAAAGCATTTGCGAATTCCCGCCAATTGCACCAGCGGTGAAAGCGAACTCGGTTGTTTATTCAATTTTTTACTCTGTCCCATGTAAACGCAACGGATGGCTTACCGATGCGGGGTTTGTGGTTAACCACCTTGGTGACTCTTAATGAGGGCGGTAATTCTACGGCAAACCGCTTGAATCGCCAATCTTTGTTGTGAATTACTGGCTTAGCTTTATATTCATTAAGGTAATGCTGATAAATATTCCCGCTTGCAGGGGTAAAAGTGACCTGACGCAATATTTGTCTTTTCTTGCTTCTTAATAATGTTGTCACAAAAAGTGAGGGTGACTACATGGATAAACTACTTGAGCGATTTTTGAACTACGTGTCTCTGGATACCCAATCAAAAGCAGGGGTGAGACAGGTTCCCAGCACGGAAGGCCAATGGAAGTTATTGCATCTGCTGAAAGAGCAGCTCGAAGAGATGGGGCTTATCAATGTGACCTTAAGTGAGAAGGGCACTTTGATGGCGACGTTACCGGCTAACGTCCCTGGCGATATCCCGGCGATTGGCTTTATTTCTCATGTGGATACCTCACCGGATTGCAGCGGCAAAAATGTGAATCCGCAAATTGTTGAAAACTATCGCGGTGGCGATATTGCGCTGGGTATCGGCGATGAAGTTTTATCACCGGTTATGTTCCCGGTGCTGCATCAGCTACTGGGTCAGACGTTGATTACCACCGATGGTAAAACCTTGTTAGGTGCCGATGACAAAGCAGGTATTGCAGAAATCATGACCGCGCTGGCGGTATTGCAACAGAAAAACATTCCGCATGGTGATATTCGCGTCGCCTTTACCCCGGATGAAGAAGTGGGCAAAGGGGCGAAACATTTTGATGTTGATGCCTTCGATGCCCGCTGGGCTTACACTGTTGACGGTGGTGGCGTAGGCGAACTGGAGTTTGAAAACTTCAACGCCGCATCGGTCAATATCAAAATTGTCGGTAACAATGTTCATCCGGGCACGGCGAAAGGAGTGATGGTAAATGCGCTGTCGCTGGCGGCACGTATTCATGCGGAAGTTCCGGCGGATGAAAGCCCGGAAATGACAGAAGGCTATGAAGGTTTCTATCACCTGGCGAGCATGAAAGGCACCGTTGACCGAGCCGATATGCACTACATCATCCGTGATTTCGACCGTAAACAGTTTGAAGCGCGTAAACGTAAAATGATGGAGATCGCCAAAAAAGTGGGCAAAGGGTTACATCCTGATTGCTACATTGAACTGGTGATTGAAGACAGTTACTACAATATGCGCGAGAAAGTGGTTGAGCATCCGCATATTATCGATATCGCCCAGCAGGCGATGCGTGACTGCGATATTGAACCGGAACTGAAACCGATCCGCGGCGGTACCGACGGCGCGCAGTTGTCGTTTATGGGATTACCGTGCCCGAACCTGTTCACTGGCGGTTACAACTATCATGGTAAGCATGAGTTTGTGACTCTGGAAGGTATGGAAAAAGCGGTGCAGGTGATTGTCCGTATTGCCGAGTTAACGGCGCAACGGAAGTCGTGATTGCCCGATGCGTATGTGGACTGCCAATTACCGGGATGAAACCGTTATATTGATACTGGTCCACATACTTATCGTGCCTACAGGCGTTCAGTGCATGTAGGCACGATAAGGCGCAATCAGCGCCGCATCCGGCTTAAATCCAAACTTACCCTTCGAAGAACCAATACCCGCTATTGACCAGCGCCGCGAGCATCGCGAGGAATGACGGATCTTCCAGCGCATCGCCAAAATTCTCCGCAGTCAGCGCAATGTTGCTGGCGAGTGCATCCAGTGCCGGACGGTGCGGGGAATCGATCTTCTCACCATTGGCATACACGTCGTCGCCAATGCGCAATACGCGCAGACCACCCAGGCGCACCAGCACTTCACCTTGTTTCAGCGCATCGTAGATTTCATCTGGCTGATAAGGCGGTTCCGGCGGCGCGATATCCAGTTCATGACGTGACTGGGATATAAACTCGCCAAACCATTGCTTAAAGTGTTCCGGCTGGTTGATCAATTCGAGCATCATCTCACGCAGTTTATCCATCTCTTGCGGCAGAACGTCCGCAGGATGAGCGCGAGGTGGAACATCCGGATCGCTGTAGTAGTTGCCGCCCAGTTCACGTTGCAGCACATAATCGGCAAATCCGCTAATTAATTCCCGCGTATTTGGCGCGCGAAAACCCACGGAATAGTTCATCGCATTTTCCAGCGCGTAGCCTTCATGCGGGAATCCTGGCGGAATATAAAGAATATCGCCAGGCTCCAGCTCTTCATCGATGATGGCTTCGAACGGATCGACCTGTAACAGATCCGGGTGCGGACAGTGCTGTTTCATTTGCAGCTTTTCGCCCACTCGCCAGCGACGACGACCGGTACCCTGAATGATAAACACGTCGTACTGATCGAGATGCGGGCCGACGCCGCCGCCCGGTACAGAAAAAGAGATCATCAGATCATCAATACGCCAGTCCGGTAGTTCACGGAACGGTCGCATCAGCGCGGCGGTCGGCTCATGCCAGTGGTTCACTGCCTGTACCAGTAATGACCAGTTGGTTTCACCGAGATGATCGTAGCTTTCGAACGGGCCGTGGCTGACCTGCCATTTGCCATCCTGGTGACTGACCAGTCGACTGTCAACTTCGCTTTCCATCGCCAGACCCGCCAACTCGTCTGGAGAGATCGGGTCAATAAAATTATTAAAGCCGCGTTTTAACACCACCGGGCGTTTCTGCCAGTGACGTTCAAGAAAATCGGGCCAGTTAAGAGTGAGTTGGTATTCCATGTTAAGCATCCACAGGCTGGTATCTGCAACCGATTATAACGGATGCTTAACGTAATGCGTGAAGTATGGACATATTTTATCAATTAGTGTTTTTTGCCGTTTCATAATGTTTCAGATTGTTCATTATGTTTTTGATTATAAACAGATTTGTGATTTTCCTTGTTCCAGCTTGTTTCACGTTGTAGCCCTTTGTGCAACGATCGGTGTAGTTAATGGTGTAGTTAATTGTGATGACCGGAATCAAAATTATGAGCAGAGCACTTAACAAACTGAGCGATACACAGCTGAGGAAAATCAACGGCACACCCGCCCAAAAAACAGCCTTTCTTAATGACGGTGGAAACCTGAGCGTCAGGCATTCAACCAGTGGCCTTTTAACCTGGTATTTCACTTACAGGGCCGGAACGGGAAGGGGGGCACCACCGGAACGCATTAAGCTGGGAAATTATCCTGATCTGAGCCTGAAATCAGCCAGGGAAAAAGCCGCCCAGTGTCGCGCATGGCTGGCAGAGGGGAAAAATCCACGTCATGAGCTTAATTACACCGTACAGGAAGCGTTAAAGCCGGTAACGGTTGGCGATGCGCTCACCTACTGGCTTGAGTCGTACGCAAAGGAAAACCGCGTGGATTATGCCGCCCTGAAAAAGCGCCTTAATAATCACGTAATACAGCACATTGGTGCTATGCCGCTGGATAAATGCGAGTTACGGCACTGGCTGGCCTGTTTTGACCAGGTGGCAAAGCGAACGCCTGTTACTGCCGGATTCTTGCTACAGACGTGCAAACAGGCGCTTAAGTTCTGCCGGAGGCGGCGCTATGCAATCAGCAACGTTCTTGATGATATGAGTGTGGCGGACGTTGGGAAAAAACCGGATATAAGCGAGCGTGTCTTAAGCACCAAAGAACTGGGCGAATTATTGCAGGCACTGGACAAAAAAATATTCTCCCCCTACTACATCGCGTTAATCCGCCTCCTGATTGTGTTCGGATGCCGGACGGTAGAACTGAGGTTATCGGAGATCAGCGAGTGGGATTTTACCGAAATGCTCTGGACCGTGCCGAAAGAACACAGCAAAACGAAGGTGGCAATATTCCGGCCCATACCGGAAGCAATACTGCCGTTCGTCACGCAGCTGGTGGAGCAGAACAGGCACACGGGCTTATTGCTGGGGGAAGTGAAACAGGAAACAAGCGTGTCGCAGTACGGCAGATTAGCGCACAGGAGGCTAAATCACCCTCACTGGTCACTACATGACATCCGGCGCACCTTTACAACGATGCTGAGCGATTTAGGCGTGGATCCTCACGTCGTGGAGCAGCTTACAGGCCACCAGATGCCAGGAATGCAGCGAGTTTATAATCATTCCCGTTATCTGGATGCTAAACGCAATGCGCTGGATATGTGGATGGAGCGGTTAGGGATACTGGCGGGAACACATGAAAACGTAACCGCACTACCAGCAGCCAGAAGAAAATAATTTTTTTCGTGTTTTTTCAGTATGCGCATACTGGATAAGCACACAGATACAACGGCGAACAATGTGAAACAACGTGGAACAACCACGAACAAGAGGCGAAAAAGTACACAGGTTTATAAGTGACTGATTTTATTTGTGTGACTGTTTTTTTATACATTAGCGAATAACGCTTTAACGCGTGAGAAAAAAGGCATGAAACAATATTTTATGCCTTTGTATTAACATGAATTTAAAAGATTTTATTCTTACTGTTTCATTTTCTGTAAATCATACATCCTCAATATTTGCCATTCATCACTCTAGCGGGAACAATACGACACAATAAGACACCTGATGACTCTTTAAGAAACGAAAGGGGGGCAATAGTGTTAAGCACTGATCGGTTTATACGTGAAAAAGAATGCGAAAAACTAACCGGCCTTAGCCGTACGTGTCGCTACCGCCTGGAAAAGGCCGGACAATTCCCATCACGTCGTAAACTTGGCGGTCGTTCCGTTGGCTGGTCTTTATCCGAGGTTCTGGCCTGGAAGGATAGCTGCAAGGCAGTTCATTAATCACGCTGGCGGCACGCAGCCGCCACACATCAATCATCTGAACACAGAGCTATAACCATGAAGATTGAATATACGCCAGAACGTGGGCGGGGATTCGTTCGCCCTGGTGAAACTGAAAAACAACAAAATTGGGGTTTTTCAGACATAAAAAAAGCGGCCCCGAAATGGAGCCGCCTTTCTGAACAGATAACCCGCTGCGCCGTTTGTGTGTGTGATCCCAAACATAAGAACGGCAATGATAGTCGCTATCAGGCTGGTGGGCAATGCTATCAGTCTGGTTCAGTTCGTTGCCATACCTGCAATGAGCGCTTTTCCCTGTACTCTTTAAGGAATTGCTCAAGGGCAAAAGCACATGGCGCGAATCTTTCTGATTCATGCTCTATCTTTCTGCGCCGTCTTTTCCGTGCCGGTGATAATGTTTTGGTCAATTCTTTATCGGTCATTGTGTTGTCCTGCATAGCAATGCGCCGTAATACCTTACACCACGGCGCTGATGGTGATTACTCTGGTTCTTTGGCCTTGCGCCGCTGGCGATATTCAACTTCTCGTTTTAATGCTGCAGTAACAAATTGCCCCGTACTTTCGCCAGGCATTTTTACCGCCTCAACATTGTTCATAACTTCATGCGGAACCCTTGCCGCAACGGTTTGTGATTTTGCGTTTACTGCTTTTGTCGCCATGTGGTGTACCCCTCATAAAAAACAAATGCAGTATGCAGGAAAAAAAATAAGTGTTCAACACTTGACGTGTTTAACACCTGGGTTTAAATTGGTGTTCAACACCTTGTTGGCGCAAGGTGCAGAAACGACGAAACCCGGCAGTGCGCTAACACTAACCGGGCTTCTAACCACCAACGATAGCGAAAGTATCGAGGTAGCTATGAGAAATCATACCACACACCCGCAAGGGCGGGACTCGCACAACCTGAATAAATACATCTGGCGTTTTATCGCCCTGAGCACGGCACAACCGCGCGTGATTACCATTGAGGCCACCAGCGAACAGGAAGCACGCCAGCAATCTCCGGCTGGCTGCGTGATGGTATTCGCTGCCCGTATTCGTCAGGAGGTGTGCCATGTGCAATAACATCCGTCCGGACGCAGCCGCCGAAGCCATCATAACGCTAATGCACGCGCTGATTGATATTTCTGTTATCGCAGACATGGCGCATAAGCACGCCACCAGTGAAACAGAATATGCCGGGGCTTTCGTTCCTCATTCGCTGGCGGTTATGCAACTTAGTGCGGATATGGCGCTGAATGAGGCCAAAGCCATCCTGATTGCTGATTGTGAAAATGGGGGGGTTATGCGTGATGATCGTTTTAATTCCCTGAAACAGGAATTTTCCGGCGTTCCTGATGATGCGGCTGATGCGCTTTCGTCAATGCCAGAACTTATTAGAGCGGCTTTTTTCTTACTTTCCACGAGAGAATATAAATCAACGGGGCTTGATGTACTGAATATCGCCGCCGATTATGCGGAATATGTGGCAGAGGCGCGTTATAGAAGAAAATTTCCTGAGGATGTAAGCCATGCGTGATATTTACCACCAAACAATAGACCGCGCATTTCTTGCACTTTCTCACAGTGAAAACATGCTGGAAATATTGCGCATATGGCTTGAAACACTTGGCGACAATGAACGCGACAAACAAAAATCAAGAATTGCCACGGCATTAATAACGCTTCTTGATCCTGTAATAATGGAACTGCAAGAAATAGATCTATTGCACGACAGATATAACGAACAGCACACCGGAGAATAAAAATAATGAAACTTAAATATTCTGGCTTAACTGCCAGTGGCAACACTCACCCTAAATTTACGCGCGGTGATATTTACCGCGACCAGT